CTCCTTATGGCAGTTGCCTTTTTTAACCATAAAGTGCTTAGGCTATGATTTGAAAGAAGGTGGCCTGAGACCGTTCAATTTCTGTAAAGGCAAGGCCGCCTTTTGAGGAACAAAATTATCGGCCTCGTCGCGGCGGGAGACATCGCTGCGGACAAGCGAGAGTTCAGCCCGCGCGTCTATGTCAAGGCCCAATTGACCAGCAACAAGCCCGATAAGGTTCAGTGCGGTTTCTTCCGACATAAGCGACCGATCAACCGCCATCGCGGCCGCCGCAACAACCTGCTGAAGGGCGGCCGCAAATTTCGTCGTGTCTTTTGATGTGAGCTCCGGGAAACTCGGTGACGGTAAATAGGCAGATGGTTCGTCCGTTTCTTCAGGCTCCGCACCATAATAGATCCGCAGCTTCTGTCGGATCACGAACGTGCCAACCTCTGTCAGGATGTAGCCCCAAAAGCGCTGGCGCATTGTGAATATTTTGACTGTGGGTTCTCCCATCTCGCCAGCCGTCGCACGGTTCACATCGCCGCCACCACCATACCAATGCTCAGGCAAAGTTGAGCCACCGAGAATATGGTTACGAAAAAGCCGGGCCAGACTGTCGCTGTCCAGGGAGTGCAGGTTCGGCGCTTCCGCCTTCCATTCCTCTGCATCATTGTGAACGCGCACACTACCGGGGTTCGGTACCGATATCTCGGAGGCTCGCTTATCGACCTCTTCCTTGGTCGCGCCCTTCATCGTCACATCCCAGATAAAACTCCGGATCAAGTCCCAGCGTTCCATCTCACTGAACATGGTCTGGTCATAGGCATCCAGCCAGTCCAGCAATGCCAGAAGGTCCGAATGCCCTCGCGTTGAGCTGGAAAGCTGATTGACCGAAAAATAGAAACACTCACCATCATCAAATGACTGGCGGATTTCTCGCGTGCGCTCCGAGAACACATCTTCGGGACCGTTCACAATGACGCGGTAGCGACGCGCCTTGCCCCGTTTATCCTTTGAAGTTACCACCCCAATGGGCTGTTCAATATTGTCGGGGTCGGTCACCACTGTTTCGATGAGAGCCGGATCGATATAGCCGAGACGGACATGACCGTTCATCTCGTTGACGAATACCGGCCAGCACTGCTCGCCAAAGATCGCAAGCTCGCGCACTTTCTTCGGCAGCTTGATATCCATCTGATTGATCGGGTCGCGCCAAAAAGCATCCAGCCAGCCTTGAGCTTCCTCGTCCGGCACCGTGAGTTCCACACCCTCAGCAAGCAGATAGGCCACCGGAAGCTCAACAATCCGGTTCGCTAACATGTTGGTGCGCCAGAGATAGACCGCAAGCTCCTGCATGCGCGACTGGGTAAGCGGCTGCAGATTGCGCATGCCATCACCTGACAGCCGCCGCCAATTTTGCTCATCACCGTCGATCGTCTGCCCGGCCGCTTCACGCAGTGGCTTATCAGCTTCCGGCTGCTTGCGGAAAGGCCGTGTCATCAAATCCATCAAGCCCATCGCCTGCGTCCCCTCTCGACTGGTCGTTTGATCAAACCCTGTGACGGTCGCCCTTCAATAGGACTGTGACGATCAATGGTGGCACCTGCGGAAGGCTGCAACGTCTCGCCGGTGGCTGCCGCCCAGGCGAGCAGCCCGGCAACGGCACTGTCGCCGTGCCGATCCTTGCCATCCGAACCCTTGACCTTAGCGGCCGAGACAACAGGCTTGCCGTCGCGCAGCACAATGAGCCGGTGGTCCTGGACGATATCTTCCGATTTCGGCACACGGATAGAGCGACCCTCATAGGCTGAGCGGTACTTCGGAAACCATTCGGCATACCACCCGAGGGAGAGCATGACGCATTCGACAAAAGAGGGGCCAAGCGCCTGCAGCGCTGCCTCGGCATGACTTTGCCCGTTGCCACGGCTATCGAATTTGGCGTTCTGCAGCAGCGGCAGATTGTGCAGGATGAAGAGCGTGATCTGCTTTTGCACATCAAACGGTATGTTGCGCAGCTCCAGCAGGAAAGCCGTGCGCCAGTGATCCCCTTCCTCTTGCAGAACCCAGATGTCCGAGAGGTCCCCCGACCGGCCAAAGTCCTGACCGAAGGCGGTACGCTTGTTCCTCGGCATGGCATCTATGACGGGCTTCAGAACCTCGTCGATCCAGTCTTGCGTCTTCTTTTCGCGGAGCGGGTCAAGAACAAACTCGGCAGGTCTGGCAAGATAGAGGATCGGAATATCCGCATCCCAGCATTGCTCGATAATCATACGGGTGAAATAGGCACCGGAGCCACGCTTCGCGATACAGTCCAGCTCTTCAGCCGCGTCCTCCGCATCCGGGTAGTCCGCCCGGATGTCACGCCGATAATCCGCCTCGGCGTCTTGCGACCAGTCATTCCCCCGGACCAGGCAAACGCGCCGGTAAAACCCCTCCCGCAGCGCATCGTCAAAGGTGATCGTATGACGGGACCAGGGCAACACTTTCGCCTGCACGTCCCGCAGATACTCGAAGAACGCATTGTTCTCGGTGTTGTGGGTCGAGACGATGTCGACGCGCCCGCCCCACATGCGGAACGCGAGAGCGCCTTTGACCACCTCTCTCAGGTTTTCGTGGAAAGCCGCCTCGTCGATGCGGGCGTGCCCCTGCTTGCCGCGCCAGTTATAGGGGTTCGAGGAGAGCGCCTCGACACGGTGCCCGGAAGCAAAGCGGATCTTGTAGCGCAGGATGTCCCGCTGTTCGTTTTCGACCAACACCACATCCCGGAAAACCGAGATCGCGCTGACAGCTTGGTCGAAGGCTTTGGCGAAGAAGGTGCAGTCCCCAATGAACTCCGCCGCCATCGCCTGGTTGTAGCCCATATAGAACTGGTCCATGCCGCCGGCTTCCTTGGCCGCCGCTGCTTCGATCACGCTCTCGGCCGCAAGCGCCCCCCAACTGAACCCGATGCGGCGGGACTTGAGCGCGATCCGCACCGGAGAGCGGTCGGCATGCCAGCGCGCCTGGTAAGGCAGAAGGACATGCGGCACCTCGGCGGGTTTTAGCTTGCGCGAAGCCCGGTCCTCCTGGATCTCTTCAACCAGATCGAGTGCGTTCTGCAGCTCCGCGCCTTCAAGAGGCGCGGAGGAAACCGTGACAGGTTCGGCGGAAAGGGTTTCAGCCATTGCCCTCATCCTTCTCGACGGGCACGCCGAGGATTTGAGCGCGGATGAAGGCAACCTGCTTCGCATCCATGCCGTTCGAACGTGCAACATCTTCGGCTTTCTCAGCGGCCTTCTGGCGCTCCTGCCGGGCGATCTCGTCGCGGAGTTTAATCTCGCGGTCCTGGTCGAGCTTCGAGGCAGAGGCAAGATCCTTGAGGGCCCGGCCGAGGAACATGGCATCCTGCGCTGAGAGCACCACATCGTCGCCGTCTTCACCGGCCAGAAGCGACATCAGGCTCGCATGCATCAGCTCGATATTGAGCCGGGCCTGTCGGTTGTCGGTCGAGGCACCGAGCCGGTCCATGATCGCGTCCGCAGCCGCCCGGCTTTCCCGGACGCGCTCTGCAATGGCGTCGATCTTCTGGGTGTGGCGTGCCAGAGCCGAGCGCGACACATCGACATCGAGCTCCTTCAGCTTGTCCAGGATGCTGTCGATCGTCACCCCGTTCATGCGGAGCTGACCGATAATCTCGCGGACATCGCGGGGCAATTGATCGATGGAAGACGGACGGGCCATCGTCATTCCTCCAGATCAAGATGAAGCGGCTTCTTTATACCCGGCAGCACCTGTCTGCCTTCCACCACATCAAGACCCGGCTGGCAAAGGCGCGCGCTCACATTCTCGCCAGCATTCTTGACCTCAACCGCGCCCACATCGGCGAGCCAGACAAGCCCGGCGCGAACCTGCACCATGCTCGCGCCAAACCCAATAGCGTCAAGCCCACGGGAAAGAGAGCCATCTGCTGCCCAATAGCCACCTCCATTCGAGGCCAACAGTTTCAGCAAAACCCAGCGAAGATAAGGATGGTCAGCGGGGAGGATCATGCGCCACCTCTTTGGCTACGGCCTTTCACAAGAGCATCTTCAAAGATCTGTGAGAGGCGGTTTTCATGGCTGCGAAGGATGTCATCAAACCCCTCTATCTTTGCATTGACGCCCGCGATCGCCGCTTCTGCTTTGGTGAGCTCATTACGGAGCGCAGCCATTTGTTCTGCTGTCGGGATATGCGACAACGCTCCCTCGAGGCGACTTATGCGCTCAACGAATTGTTGTTTATCATCGGCGCGGGCG